CGAGCGCTCGGCGAAGGAAGCCGCGCTGAGGATCGAGGCGGCGAAGATCCCCGTCGATCGCGCGGCGCAGCAGCTCACGGACGGCGCGCCTGTACCCGAAGATCGCAGCCACACCAAGATCCGACCGGACGGCCAGCAAGAGGGCTACGTCGTCCTCTCCGCCGACGAGCGCGGCAAGGGCTTCGTCCGGCCCTACCGAGACGCCTACCGCCACCAGACGTGCGGGAAAATCACCACCATGGGCCGGGCGCTCGCTGAGACCTACGCCCGCGACCCGTCGTTCTACAGCGGGACCTTCTGCGCGACCTGCCGCGGCCATTTCCCGGTCGGCGAGGACGGCGAGTTCACCTGGTACGAGATGGACGGGCGGGAAGGGCCGAAGGTGGGCACGTGACCACCAAGCATTCCCCCATCGGCCAGCTCAGGGCGCAGGCCAACCGGATCGCGGCCACGCTGAAAGCGGCCGAGCGCGGCGAGAAGATCGACGTGCGGTTCGCCCAGAAGATCGCCGATGCCCGCACCAAGGAGAGCTTCAAGGTCGGCGTCGTGATGGATGACAAGATCATCACCATCGACATGCCGTGGGCGACCGTCCGCAGCACGACCGAAGCTGGCCTCGCCGAGTGGATCTTGGACCAGATGCGCGAGGCCCGCGATGTCGCCAACTGACCCCTGCACCTATGGGGAGTTGGGTGAACCTCAACCATTGGAGAGACCATGAGCGAGACGCTCTACTACCTGGACGACTTCACCGACGAGGTGATGCCCTGCGCCCCGACGCTAGAGGCGTGGGCCGAGTGGCTGTCCAGGCCAGACGAAGAGTACGGCCGCGCCGATCCGGTCGCTGACGGCTCGGTCTTTGCGGGCTCGACGCTGGTCGTTCTAGGCGAGGTGTGCGCCCAACTCGTGGACGGTGCGTGGCAGGCGCAAGGCCCGATCCCCGAGGGGACGGACCAGTTCTTCCTTCGCCATTTCGGGGGCTCGCCGGGCTGGAACGCTGAGTTCGCCGGCGAGACCATTGAGGACGCCCTGGACTGCTATGACGACGAAGGGCCGACGTTCCTCGCCTGCGTGCGATCCGGGGAGAACTTCCACGTGCGGTTTGAAGCCGCCGGCCCGCGCTGCGTGATCGTGCGGCCGAGTTAGACAGACAAAAGCCCGTCAGGGCGGAGGCACGAAATGAAGCTGTGGGAATACATGGTGGTCGTCCACGAGGTCGCCCCCGAAGAGCTGAACAAGAATGGCCGGCAAGGCTGGGAACTGGTCGCCGTCGTCAATCGCGGCGGGCCGCTGGAATACTATTTCAAGCGCCCGCTTCCGCCGAGCGACGCGTTGGGATGAGGCACGAGAAGCATGAGCGAGCGAAACGACCTGAAGCGCCTCTTGAAGGCGACTGCCCGGATCGAGGCGATCTACCGGATTAACGCGCCGCTTAATCCAGCGGACGACAAGCCGATCGCCGAGTGCATCCCCGGCGTTTGGCCCACCATGGGGGAGCTGCGCGAGGTGGTCGAAGTCGCCGATGAACTCCGCAAACGCTACCGCATCAACCTTGCCCGGTAGGGCGGACGCATACTCCGAGAGGGTCAGAACCATGCCCGTGATTGAAAACCTGGCGACCAGCGAGGCCTTCCCCAAGCAGGGGTCCTATCTCGGCCAGCGCGCCGCGGTGCTGTTCAACTACGAGCGCCCGGAGTTCAAAGGCGTCGTCGTGCGCGATGACGTGGAAGAGCCGGGCCTGCTGATCATCCGCCTGGATGATGGCCGCCACGTCCTGTCGCTGGAATGCCAGTGGCGGACGATCCCCTGAGTTTGTCTGCGCATCACGACTTAGCCCCATGACCCGCCCTGCCGACTTCCACCAAGCGGACATCACCCGCGCCATCAAGGCGGCGATGGAGGACGATCTGTGAACCGCGTCAGCCGCAAGCACCTGATCGTCGATACCATGGCCGCCTTCGCCGCGCTCGGGCGCGACATCAAGGGCGCGCGCATCTGCAACAATGGCGAGGTCGTGCTCTTGACCGACGCCCCATCCGGCGCCCTAGCGTCCAATGATGATGGGGATTGGGTGAGCCTTGCCGGCGAGAAGGACATATCCGGTGCCGCCGGGGCTTAAGCCGGTCAAGCGCAAGCTCGCGACGGGCGAGGAGCGCACCTATTGGTATCACCGGGCCACCGGCAAGCGGCTGGAGCACGATCCCACGACCACTGAGGGCCTTCTGGAGATCAAGGCGCTGGACGCCAAGGCGGCGGCGACAACGGGCCTCAGCGAGCCGCCTGGGTCGCTAGCAGCCCTATGGGAAGCCTACCGGGGGAGCCCGGAGTGGCGGACGCTGAAACCGCGCACCCGCTCCGATTATCAGGCAGTCAGGGATTGGCTCGGCAAGGCCGCCGAGAAGGCGATCGTCAAGGCGATCACGCCGGCCCAAGTGCTCGCGTCGCGAGACAAGGCGGCGAAGGAGCGCGGCCGAAGGTTCGGCAACTACGTCCTTCAGGTCATCAGGCTCGTTATCGAGTGGGGGCGCCCGCGCGGGTGGCGCAGCGACAACCCCGCCATGGGCCTGAAGTCGATCCGCAAGCCGAAGGGCGAGCGCAAGCTCAACCGGGCTTGGATGTCGGAGGAGGTGGACGCCTTCGCCCGCGGCTGCCCGACACAGCTCATGGTGCCGTTCGCGCTCGGGCTGTTCGCCGGGATGCGGCAAGGCGATGCGCTGTCCGTCACCTGGGCCGCCTACAACGGCGCTCAGGTCAGTTGGCAGGCGGGCAAGAATGACGAGTTCTGCCAGGCGCCGGCGACGGGCGTCTTCAAGGCGATCCTCGACGGCGCGCGCGAGGCGCACCGGGAGTCCAAGACCCCGGCCGTGCAGATCGCCGTCAACGCGTACGGCCATCCCTGGACCGCCAGCGGCTACCGGGCGTCGTTCTTCAAGCGGGTGCGCAAGCTGCAAAAGGAGGGCTTACTGAAGCCCGGCTGCACCTTCCACGGCCTACGGCACACCATTGGCACGTTCGCTCGCGACGGCGAGGAATCGGAGTTCCGCATCGCCGCAGCGATCGGCGACAGGACGACGGCGATGGCCGCGATTTATGGCCGCGACGCCGACCGACTGAAGGCTCAGGCGGCGATTCTCGGCGATGTGCAGAAACGCTTTGCGAACATCGATTGGAAAACGCCATTGGAAAACGCTTCCCCCGAGGGAGACGGCCAATCCGGCTAAGTCATTGAAAAGTAAGGTGGTGCCTGGGGGCGGATTCGAACCACCGACACGCGGATTTTCAATCGGCGGTTTGGCCTAGCCCGTACAATGGGTTGGGATGTTCGGGAATGGAAAATGGCTGACGACGAATCAATAACTTACCCTGTGGACGGAAAACGCCAGAGAGGCCCGAAGGCCTCGGAGTTCGTCTACTTTATCCAGGCCGAAGTGTCCGGGCTGATCAAGATCGGGGTGGCGCGGAACATGGTTCGTCGGCTCGCCGCCCTACAGACCGGCAATCCTGACCGGCTCGTCGTGCTCGGGGTGATCAGGGACGATTCGCCCATCCGTCTGGAGAGCATGCTCCACAGCCACTTCCGGGCCTACCATCACGTCGGTGAATGGTTCCGGCCGAACGCTGAGCTGGACGCCTTTATGAAGGAGTATGCTCGCACGCCGGAGGAAGATGAGGCGGATCAGCGCGAGGAGATGATGCGGCGCTTCCGCGAACTAAGCGGCAGCCCGCTGGTCAAAGACCACAAGGCTAAGCGGATGAGCCGTGCGGACAAGCTTGCCCGCTACAAGGCTGCGCGTGGCATAGTGGACTGATGCCCGAAATCGACCCCCTCCTCGCCCGCCTCGACTTCGCCCGCTCTCACCTCCGGGCGCGCTATGACGGAGCCGATCACCTGGGCGATCCAGACCTGATCGCAGCCGAGCGGGAGATCCTGTCCAAGATCATGGACACCATCGACGATGTGAGCGAGCGGCTTCAGTTCGATAGGCCGTGACCTTCTACATTGACCCTCGTGTCGGCGCGTACACAGTCGGGCTGTTCGTCGAGAAGTGCTGGCTGCTGCGCGCCAGATGCGCCTGCGGCCATGAGGGCAGGATCGCCAATGCTCAGCTTGTCGCCATGCCGGCTGAACGGCTTGTTGGCGATGTGGTCGCCCGGCTGAAGTGCGCGAGCTGTGGCGGGTCGGAAGGCGCTGTGGACTACCTGCAGGATCGGTCGACGCCGGAAGGCCTGCTGCGGAGCGCGCCGGCTCAGAAGTAGTGGCCGCGCTTGTCCCCCGCCCTCCCCGCCTATCTAGCCGGAATGGCTGGGTTCTATCCGATCAAGGTCGAGGTCGAAGGTCGCGTGGTCCGCGGCGATTGGACAATCCGGCAGGGCGGCTGCATCTGCGTCCGAGCGCCAGGCTATGGGCCCTCGCTCACGGTCCCTTGTGGAACCCGAAAGCCGCACGTCTATGCGCCGATCGTGCTGGGCATCATGGTCAGGGCGTATTTGAAGCGTCAGGCTAAGCTCCGCGAGGAACAGGAGCGCCAGCCCCGTGGCCGGTGGCGGGTGCGCTGGGAACCCGCATGAGCGGCGTGGATGACACCGCCGAGATCATCGACGCCGTGGTCGACCTGATGGACCAGATCAGCGGCGCCGGCTTTCGCGATGCTCATGGCCACCCGATCGAGCTCAACGTGGCGTACAGGGAACTCGTCGCGATCCTGACGGTGCGCGGGCTTGTCGGGCCTGAGGCGCTGAAGGTGCGGAAGCCTCGGGCGGGGGATGGAGAAATCTGAAATCTCGGACCGCGTATGCGTCAGCGCATCATCTTCCGAAGTTCCGCTGCATCCGCTCCAACACTAGAGGCGCACTGAGCCCGAGGTAGAAGGCCGTCAGTTCGTTCGGCGCGTGCAACAGAATGGGTAGACCACCAGCCGGGATCAACGCTACGGCGGCCCGGATGATCAGATAGAAGGGTCGCTTGTAGATCGGCGGGGTGTCGCCGCCGTTCTTAGAGCATGCGTTCAGCGCGGCGACGAGTTCTGCCGCTACGCTGCCGAACACACCCCAGCCATAAGCCTCCCATGCGTTCAGGGCGGCGCTATGCTGCGCGACGACCTCTGCTGCCAGGTTCAGATCCCCCCATCCGAAGCGGCCACGTTAGGCGGGCCGCCAAGCGGGCGAACCTCTCTACGGCGCCCCCCTTATCCAGGGCGCGACCGAGCAGCACGACGCCGCTGGCGAGCGCCATCCCGCCAAACACAGCGCCGGTTGCGACCTTCAAGGCCGTCTCCGCAAAATGAGCATCCATCGCTTCTCTCCGTGATGAAGCGGGGCGGCCCAACCCCAGGATTTCGATATGGCGGCGCGACCCAACCGAAGTCAATCGCCATGGTGGTGCTTGGGTCTTAACGACACGTAAGGTGCTTAAGGTTCCTGAAACGCAAAAAAGCCCCCGGCATTGCTGCCGAGGGCCTTCCGGGGGTTCCACGCGCCGCTATGACGACGCGGGATGCGATTCCGTGACGATCCGCCACCAGAGCCAGAGCGCGAGCGGGAGGGGCACTAGCAACCTTGCTTGGCGATGCGGGCGCGCTCGGCGAGTTGATCGCCCCACCCCCGAAGCTCGCGCACAAAGCTGAGCGTCAAGGCCGTAGCGTCGCGCTCCTCATCCGTCACTGGCTGGACGATAGACGCCCCCTCGGGGAGCTTTGGCGGGTCGGGAATGTCGGCGCACAGCCGCACATCAGGACGAACCCCGTGCGGCTCAGGCGGCCGGAGCGTCGATGTACTGGCGCAGCTCGTCAGCAGGAAGGAGAGCGCGAATAGCGCAGCCGTTCGGTTCACGCTTCGGTTCCTTGTTCAGGAGGGATGCCAGGGAGAAACCGTCTTTGCGGGCCTGAATCACGCGCTTGTCGCAGAAGCCATTGGCTTCGTTGGTGGCCTTCACGGCGCGCTCATGCTCGGCCTGGCGGCGCTTCTCGGAGGACTCGAAGGCGCTCTTGTAGCCTTTCGCCGCCCGCTCCCATGTCTGGGCCACGCCCTTCCACCTATCGCGGTCGACGCGGGTCTTTCCCAGGTCGTGGGACAGCCACATCACAGCCAGGACGCCCACCAGCGCGACGCCTGACAGCCCTACGGCGATGATCTTGTCTAGACCGAACATGCTAGCTCCTGAGGAGGCCGGATTCACACCAGCGGCGTTCTTCGGCGCGACGTCGCACGAGGCCGGGGAGCTGCTTGCCTCGGCTGTAGGTCCAGCGGGACAGCTCAGCGCAGGCGCCGGCGAGATCGCCCGCGTTCAGCTTCTTGGCCAGCGTGCTGGTGCAGAAGTTCTTCGCCCCCGACCAGAAGCCGAACGAGATGAAGGCCACCATGCTCTCGTGCGGGACCGGGACCTTGATGCATGGCGCGATGGCCATGGCGTGCTCGGTCACGTCCTGCGCCAGCAAGGCCATGCACTGCTGCTGGCTGTAGTAGGCGCCGACCCTGGCCGTCTTCACGTGGCCGAGGCAGGCGGTGGCCGTGCCGGTTGGGTCGACATAGCCGACCTGCTCCAGCCCTTCGTTGGGCGCGATCAGCTCGCGTGTGGCGACGCCGCCCGCGATGAGCAGCGCGCCGACCGCGACGCCGACAGCCTTGGCGTTATTGGCCATATTAGAGATTTTCCTGTTAGGATTCAAGGAACTGCGCTAATATCTTGCGCATGTCGAACCTGATTGAGCGAGCTGCGCGGGCGATCTATGAAGCCCGCAACGGCGCCGGTTGCCGAGCCTGGGCGTCGCAGCCGAAGTCACACCGGGAGCCGTATCTGAACGACGCCCGTGCCGCCCTATCGGCGTTCCGCCCCGACATCGAGGCGTGGCGCGTCTCGACCTATACGGAAATGGCGGATGAGCTAGACGCCGCCCTCACCCCTTCGTCAGGAAAGCCTTGACCAACGTAATGTTGTCGTAGGGCAGACGATCTTCCGCGAGGGCGTCCCGCAGCATCCTCAACAGCTCATCAGCTTCTTCAACTGAGAGCGGTCGGGCGTCTTCGCCCAAGGGGTCTTCGGTCACGGCGCCGGGGACCGCCGGAGCACCCAATCCCACCCGGCCACGCAGCGCCGCTTCACCGGGCTCAGCAACCCCAGCTTATCGAGGATGAACAACAGGGTCAGGACGCAGGAGAGGAACCCGCCCAGCACGTTCCAATTGAAGCTCCAGAACCATGCGGTCCAGGCGGCTGTCAGCTTGGCGACGTCGAGACCGTGCGAGCGCGCGGCGATGGCGTCGAATTTCATGGATCGTAGCTCCCCCAGATACGCAGCGGAGCGGCGTTTCGGCGCGCTCATGGATGTCACCTCTTGAGGTTCACGGCCCCCCGCGCCCCAAAGTCAGTCAGTCGATTTCGGAAGGCTTCGGCTGCGCGCCTTGCTCGCGCACCATCTCGCCCCAATAGGCTCTGAACTCCGACCACGAGCGCCACGGATAGGCCCGTTGCTCTTCCGGGGCGGGCATCAGGAGATCGGGCATAGGCTCTCGGCTAAGTTGTCGGTTGGCCCGCTTCGTGCTTAGGCTGGGCTTATGTCGCCTCGAAAACCCCGCTTCCGCCTCGATTTTCCCGCCGATCAGAGCGACCCGAAGTCTCTGACGGGACGGATTGTGTTCGGAGTCATGCTGCTATTCGCCAGCTTCTCGCTGTTGTGGTTCTTCGACACGCTCTGGGCGATAATCATGCATCTCCTCGGGCGGCGCTGATCACCCGAAGGGGCCAAGCGTCAGGCCAGACTCGGATCAATCACCCAGACGTCGGCGTTGGCGAACGAAGTGTCCGCCGTCCCGCCGACCGTCGCCACGAACACGTCGACGGAAGTTGTCGAAAAATTCCCGCGGCTGCTCGTCGTGTTGGGGTTAGGCCCCGCCCAGTCGGCGGAACTTCCCGATGCCTGGTCGATGTCTTTCGCCGTGCAGAGAACGAGGTTTTCGGCGTGAGGCAACGGCGTCGTGAAGGTCACGCGCCAGACCGAACTCCCCTGGTTGACGACCGACGAGACGTTGTGCTGGCTGATGATGTTGCCGCTGCCGTCGAACCGCACGGCGGCGACCTGGCCGGGCACTTCGCCGCTGGCATACTTCGCTAGCACGCCACCCTTGTCGACCTCGCCGAACGTCGCGCTGCTGGTCCAGGCGCGGAAATCTTGCAGCGCGCTTGTGTAGCTGTTGTCCCCGCCACCGATTGACCGATCAGTCGAAAGCCGTGGATTTCCGAGGTTGGTGGCCGCAAAGCGCGCGGCGCGGAACGAACTATAGTTGGCGTCTGCCAAGGCCGAGGCGTAATTGGCCGTATAACGCCCCGCCGCCGCCCGCGCGACCGACGCCATATTCAGTTGCTTCTCCAGCGTCACCACGCCGCCTGAGATCGTCCACATCGCGGCTGCGAGATAGTCCGCGTCGGCCAGGAGCGCGGCGTCAACGATAAGGAAGCCCCAGTACAACGGATCGGTGAGGGTCGCGGGGGCGGCCTCAACAGCGATCTGAACCGAGGCGGTGCTGTAGGCGCCTCCGGCCTTCGCCGTCACCACCATGAACCCGTCGCTTGCGCCGTCCACGGCGCGCGCAAACCCGAGCACAAAATAGTTCGCGTGCGCGAGGGCCGAGGAAAAACTGACGGTATAGTCTCCCGCGCTGTTGCGGGTGATCGAGCTGGAGACGTTCTTCTGTCGGTTGAGCGTCGGCGTCGTGCCGCTCATGGTCACGAAGCCGGCGGCCAGGATGCCGGGATCGCCTCCGCCGCCACCCCCGCCAGCCGCGACCACGGCATACGGGTTCACCATCATGCTCATGTGCGATGCCCTATCAGCGTCACCTTCACGCCAGCCCCCGCGATCGTCGAGCCGACCTGGTCGAAGTCGATCGTAATCTCGGCGTCATCGGCCAACGACGTGTCCGAGATCACCGCCGCACTGGCGGCCGTGGTCGAGGTCTTCTCCGAGGCGTCGATTGATAGCTTGGTGGAGAGGATCGTGCTCCCCGCCTCGTTGATGTCGATGATGATCGTCGAGCCGGTCGGCGCCGTCGTCACGCTCGCCCGCACCGCCGTCAGGGTGAAGGCGTAGGGCATTCGAAACGTGACCTTCGCCGTTCCGGTCGTGATCGCCGTCGTCTCGTCCGAGCAGGCGATGATCAGGCTCTCGACCGGCCGGATGTTGGCGCCGGCCGTCGCCGCGCTCGCCACGTCCGAGAGGTTGTTGGCCGCCAGCAGGTCGCCGGTGCCAGAGCCGGCTCCGATGGTCGAGCGCACGCTGGCGGCGTCAGTGTCGTCCAGGATGGTGCGGGCGAAGGCGGTGACCGTGGTCAGCGCCAGTGCGCCGGCGCCGGTGAAGTACGCCAGCTGATCGGCCGCGCCGGTCAGGGCGCTGAAGGCGGAGATGTTGCTGTCCGAGCCGATCACATAGGTGGCGATCTGGGCGGCGGTGGCCTTCTTGGACGTGCTCTGCACGACCTCGAACGTCTCTGTCCCGCCGAGCGCGCTGGCGGCGGTGAGGTCGGAAATCTTATAGGGCATGTCAGTCCACCAGGCGCAGCGCGCCGTCCTCAGTGATGCGCAGCTCGCCGTCTTCGGTCAGGCGGGTCTCGCCGGCGTTGGGAAGCGCGGTTTCGAGCGACTGCACGGTGCGGAACAGCGCCTCGAAGGCGTCGGCGACGGCCTGGGATCGCTCGTGGGTCGGATACTGGAACCACCTGCGGACCACCGCCATCTGCGCTGGGGAGATGGCCATGTCAGGGCTTGCCGATGCGGACGAAGCTCATCACCCGCCTGGCCGAGCGGGAGAAGTGGGCGAGCCAGAGGAAGTCGCGGGCCGAGCTGCCGGCGCTAGGCGTCCCGGCGAACCACGTCTTCAGGATGCCCGCGTACCAGAACACCGCGGCGCTTCGAGAGCCCAGCGTGTCGTTGGGGACGTTGTTGATGGCCTGGTTGATGTCGTCGATCGAGGCGTAAGGTCCGGCCGCCTCGAACGTCTGCGTATAGACGCCGGTCGACGCCGAATAGGTCATCAGCCGCACCCGGGCGAGCGCGTCCCAATGCCCCCCGACATACGACCCGTCCGATTGGTACGGCTGCACCCAGGCGACTTCCACCGTCCCGCCCGCCGATGACAGGATGCTAGGCGAGGAGAGATAGTCGTTGCTGGCGTGATCCCCGACCCCGTCGAAGTCCAGGCCGGTGTTGGGAAATCCGTCGTACGACACCGCCGAGATCGAGAAGGCCCCCGCATCCACAGTCGGCGTGATCGAGGAGAGCGACGGGTTGTTCAGCGTCGAGCCGAGCGCCGGTTCGCTGATCACCCCATGATCGGTCGCCAGCATCACCCCGTCTGGATAGGTGGCGGCCAGGGCATCGAGCCAGACAGGCGAACCGGCCGTGTCGATATCGGCCATCTTCTCCTTGCTGACGTAGGCGCAGAGCATCGTGACGCCCGCCGCGCCCGGCATGGTGAACACCTTGAAGGTCGCGCTCGCCAAGGTGCCGGCGTAGTCCGCGCCGGCCCCTTCATAGTCCTGGCGGACATAGGTTGGGACGGGTGCGCACGAGCCCAGGATGGTGGCGATCGACGGCATGCCGTAGCCGTAGGCGTCGCCGTCGCCGACCTGAAGCCAGACGTACAGGGGGTCGGTGATGGCCTTGTCGCCGCAGATATCGATATCGGCGCGGGCAATCGTGTTCGAGGAGAGGTTTGAATACTGTGGCGCGGCCACCCAGGTCACGCCTGAGATCGTCAAGGTGGCGTCTTCGTTGATCGTGTAGATGCAGAGCGCATGACGGTAATTCAAACCGCCAGCGTTCCACCTGCCGATGGTGAGCAGGTAGGAGACATCGTCGAACGTGAACACCCGATACCAGCTGTCCGAACCGCCCGTGCCGCCCCACGTCGACCCGACCTGATTGGCCGTGATGTAGGTTGGGATTTCCGAGGAGAGGTCTGAGATATCGTACGAGGCCGCCGATGTTCCCGTCTGGTCCACACAGTCGAGCTGCAGCCGAAAGCGGTTCCACAGCCGCCCCCAGCGATCGACGCCGCAGGTTTCGTGACCCCAGGCGATGGAGTTGATATGCTTGGTTGCCTCGAAGCCGAGGCTGGCGCGGAGCGTCATCTAGCCGACTGAGCCCGGCAGCGTGACGTTGATGTCCGCCGCCGTCGCGTCGGCAGAGCCGGGGCCGACGATGTCCAGGTAGTCGCCCGCCGCGAAGCTCACCGCGCCCGAGGTCGAGGCCGAGATCACGCCTCCGGTGGAAAACACGACCGAGCCCACCGATACGTCGTTCTTCTGCGCGTCCATAGTGAAGGTGGACGTGGGATTCGTGCCGGTCTTCCCAGCCAATCCCTCGAAGTTCTGCGGGAAGGTCACATCGCGCGTGAAGCTGTGGCGGAACATCAGCTCGGAGGCTCCAGGCGGTCCCCCCTGGTAGAAGAACGACACGTCGTAAGCGGTGTCGTCGCTGCCCACGAGGATGTTGAGCACGGTGTTCTGCTGGACGTCGTTTTCGTCGAACAGCAGCGCCTTATAGGCCGAGCCTACCGTGTAATAGATCGGGCTGGGAGGCCGTCCCGCGCTATCGAGGATGATCGGGTTGGTGTGCGCCACCGCGCCTTCCGCGTCGGTGTAGACCGCCAGCGGCGTGGAGGTGTTGGCGATATAGGTCGACACCTTGCCGCCGGCCAGCGGGTCGCCGTCGTCGTTGAAGAACTGCTGGTGAACGTCGAGCAGGCGAACGGCCATGGGCGGACGCTCCGTTTTCGGTTAAGCTGGGCGGATGAAGGGCATTCCCCGTCCCGGCGAGGACGAGTTCGACGTGATGTTCCGGGAGGGCTGGGCCGTCCCGGGGTTCTTCATCGTCTGGGTGGCTATCGTGCGCGGTAGTCGCGCGCTACACCGCTTGGTGACTAGGAAACCGGGTTAAGCTCGATCGTCCCATCCGGGAGGCGATGGGGCTGTGGCGCAGCAACCATGCCGCCCGTCCGGATCAGCCGAAGCGCCGCGTCGTAGATCTGTCGCGCGCCCGGGTCGTTGGTCGCCAGCCGTTGCAGTTCGGCCAGACCTTGCGCCTTCTGCTGTGCAGATATGCGCTGATCCAGCACTCGGTTCACGGCCGAGAGGGCTTCGGGGGAATAGGCCTTCGCGGCGGCCTTCAGCGCCCCAAGGGTGGCCGCGTAGCCGCCTGCCGCCACCGCCACGCCAGGCAAGCCGCCAGCATGGCCAGCCGCGATCAGCGCGCCAGGCGCCGAGGCTATCGCGCCGATCGCGCCGCGGGTCGCTGTACCGCTATCCGGTGTCTTGTTCGGCAGCACCGCGCGGGCGGCGTCGGCGAAATCCTGACCTAGGGCCGAGCCGCGGGCCGTGGCGCCCTTGTCCACCGACTTGTCGCCGCGCCGAACAGCGCCGCCGTACTGCGCAGGTGTGAACACGCCAGCTTCAGCCCCAGGCGACGCCGCAGCGCCCTGCATCCGCTTGAACAGCGCATAACCGCGGTCGATGGCGCCCTTGGCCTTGGCGAACTCGGGATATTGCCGGGCTGCGGCGTTGCGCAACTCCTCCTTCATCACGCCCAAGGCTTCGCCGATGGCGCGTTGGTCGGCGTCCTGCGACGCTGTGAACCGTCCCTTGACCGTCCCCAACTCAGACTGAATGCGGGAAAACAGTGGCCCAGCGATGCCCTCGATAGTTCCGGCGCTGCTTCCCGGGACGGCGGGCGCCGCATCCTGCGGGTTCGCGCGCACCCTGCCGACCCGGCTCGTAATGCGGTTGTCGAGGATCTGCGCCAAGCGCTTGCGCCCTTCCGGCGTCATGTCTTGCGCGATTTCGCCGATGCGCTCAGCGATGGACGCCTTGAAGTCGTCATCCAGAGCCACAGGACCGCTCGGTGCGGTCTTGTCGTAGGCTTCGCCAAGGCGTTTCTCGACGTGAGCCACCGTATCGTGGCCGGGCGCGATGTTGCGCGGGACGCTCTCGCCGATATGCCCGAGCGCTTCATTGCCGACCGCACGATTGAAGTCCTGTACGCCCGCCGTGCGGGCCTCTTGGATCGCAGTTCCCAAGATGGGAAGTGAGGTGGCGGCGTCTTCCGTGGCCTTGGCGAGGCCGCCGCGCGCTTGGCCTGGCGTGAGCTGAACGCCCGCCTGCCGCATCTTGACCACATCGTCGCGAATCTTCGCTTTGGGGCGCGCGGCTGCGGGACCGATGGCTCCGCCGGCCGCGCCGAGGCCCAACACCAGAGGGTTGCGCGCCGCTACCGAGGCTGCGCGTAGGCGCTCCTGCGGGGTTCCGGCGTCCGCCGCAGCATAGCCGGCCGCCGTCAAGCCTGCCGTCGTCGCGCCGCGCAAGGCGTTCATCGCCCGGCCGCTGTTGGCCAGCACGTTGGCCGAGCCGCCGGCCGGAACTACCGCCGTCGCCGCCATGCCGGTTCCTCGCGCCAGGTTTCCAGCTATCGGCCGAGCGGCCATGAAGTCGTTCTCGTAGCCGCGCTGCTTGGCGAGTTCGTTGCTAAAATTTGCCGGCTGGCCGCGGAGCATGTTGACGCCCGCGCTTGCCGCCGCCGCCAACTCGTCGCCGATCCCGAGGCCACGGTTGAAGTTGGCCATCGCTCCGGTGACGTCCTGCACAAGCGAGCGCGGCTTGGGGGCCGGCGGGCTCGCGGGTCGGCTTACGCCGCCCGACAGGTGTCCGATAATGTCAGCGTCCGAATAGCCCGCTTTCCGCGCACCGGCCGCGTCGAACTTCGATTGCCGGCCGAGATAGTCGGCAATCTCGGAATCCGAATAGCCGGCTTTGCGCGCGCCCTGGACGTCGAACGGCATCGGCGGCTCCTAACGCTGGAAGGCAGACAGCGGGGGGCGCTTGGCGGGAGCTGCGGCCCTCGGGGCGGCTCGGGATGCGGCAGGGCTCCGAGCAGGCTGCGCGGCCCCTCTGAGCGGCATGTAGCCACTCTCCTCGCCGAACTGCACCTCGATCTGAGCGTTGCTGTTGGCGATCTGCTCTTTCAGCTGCTCCAGCTTCTGGATCGCCGCTGCGGCGGTGTCGGTCGGCATGGGGATGAAAGGCTTGAGCCGCGGTGTTTCCGCCGCCGTCACGGCTGCGCCAGACAGATCGTGGATCTTGACGGCGCCGACGTTGGCGACCGCAGCCCGAGTCTTGATGCCGCCCTGGTCTGTGCGTTGGCGGATCTCGTCGCCCAGCATGTTCATCATGCCCATGGCGTGTGGGTTGGCTCTCAGCGCCGCAATGGCCTGATCGATCTGCCGGATGTTGGCGTTGTTCTCGATGTAGCCTTGCTGAACCTTGGCCGGGATGGCTCGCGTGCGCGCGGCGATCCCGGAGATGACATCCATCTTGCCGTTGGTGATCTGGGCGGGAACGTCGGCGGGGATGCCGTAAGCGGCCTTTTCCTGGGCCGTCGCCGGGCGGGTAGCGGTCTTGGCGTTCTCGGGTTTCGCTTGGGCCTTGCGCACCAGCTGCAAGCCTTCCGGCGCCCCGGGATTGGAAGTCATCACGGCGTCCGAACCCGAGCCGCCCTGCACCTGGTTCTCACCTTGGCCCTGGCCGCCGTAGAAGACATGATTGCCGATCCGCTGGCCTTGACCGGCCGGCGCCCAAGCGGGCTGTTGCCGCCCAAGCTGCGCCTGGAGCTGCGGGTTGATGAAGTTGACAGCCCCGCCGGTCGGGTCCGACGCTTGGCCGCTGAGCAGTCGATCGGCGACCTGAAGAGCAGCCTGGTAGGCCTGCGGGCTCACTTGTCCCGCGCGACTCATCCCCTCGAACTGGTTCGGGGCGTTGATCACGTCCGAAAGCGTCTTCGCGCCGCCGTATCCCGACTTGAGCCGGTTCATCGCCACGGCCCCCGCGGCGAGCATGCCTTGCTGCCCCTCCCCGCCGGCTTCGGTGGCGATCATGCGCGCGAGCGCGTCGCGGTCCTCCGGGGTGTAGTTGCTGGGGACAATGGGTGTGATTTCCGGGCGCCCGACATAGCCCGGCGGCGGGCCGGGAGGCGATGGCGCGACGATTCCCTGGCCCACGACGCCGCCGAGTCGGCCGGGCTGGCGATACACGTCCTTCTCAGGGTCAACCGGGACGTACTTGTCCTGCGTGGGCGCTTGGTATTGGACGACCGGCCGCCCCGTCGCCTTGTCCACCGCCGAATAGGAGCCGTCCGAGCCCTTGACGATCTCCAGCTCTTTCGCCGCCTGCTGGTCGATGAAGTCGACGAAGCCCTTGGGGTTCTGCTGGAAGTACGGACGCATCTTCTCAAGGTCGGCCGGATCGAGGCCGAGCGCGGGCGCGTACTTCATCGCCTGCTCGTAGGCCGCGTTGGGGTCCATGCCCTGTTGCATGAGGCTGCGCATCCCCCGGGCGATGTTCTGAGCACCTTCAGCCTGGCGCTTGCGCTGGGCGTCGGCCTGCTGTTGCTGGGCTTGCTGAGCCCGCGCCGCCTGCTGCTGGAGATCCGAGCCCGCGCTGAGATAGCCGCCCCGGTACATGACGTTGGCGGCGGCGGCGGGATCTCCACTAGCCAAGGCGTTCCCGGCCTTGCGCGCGAACATGTTCTGTCGCGCCTCGTCGGCCAGGCCGGAGACGTGGTCGAAGGCGCTCTGATACGCCGCGAGCGGATTGGCCATGCGCTAGAACCCCGGGACGCCGAAGAGAGTGCCGAGGCCCTTGACGGCCCCGCCGATGGACCCTGTTTGCGACCCCAGCGCGTCGGCCTTCTGGCCGTAGCCGCCCGACACGCCCTTGGCCATTTCGAACAGCGAGTTGCTGATGCCGTTGGCCGAGTTGTAGTTGGCGCCGGTCAGGTTGCGCGCCGCTTCCTGGCCGTAGCCGCCCAGCGTGTTCAGCCGGTTGAACTGGTTCTGGAACTCCTGGCTCGCCGCGCCTTGGGCGTAGTTGTTCAGCGCCTTCATCGTCCCGCCGGAGTGCAGCAGGCCGTTGGCGGCCGCGCTATTCTCCACAGCGCCGAGCCCCTGTTGCAGACGCCAGTTGTAGGACGGGTCGGAGGTCGAGAACTGCGCGCCTGGTTGCAGCATATTGGCCGCGCCCTGAGCCCCAAACCGGCCGACATCGTAGAACGGGCTGTTCAGGTCATAGGCGGCCTGGCGGGCGTTCTCGAACTGCCCGGTCGCCTGCCGGCCCACCGTATCATAGGTGGTGATGACGTTCTTGGCGGCGTGCTTCTGGTCCTGGCCGCCCAGAAAGCCGCCCACCGCGTCAACGACAAAGCCCATCAGATCACCTTTGCGAATTGACGGCCGATCGGGACGTAGCCCTTGCGGCGATACCAGCGGGCGATGCGCTCGACCGGGCCTGGCTCATGCGCGCTCATCACCAGCATGACGGCGCGATCCTTGGCCCAGGCTTCGGCGGCCCGACGCAGTTCGTCCCCACGCCCATCCGGCGCCCAGAAGAACAGCTCGGCGCAGACGGGGGCGTCATAATTGTAGAGGCTCGGCTGAACGATCAGGCCCAAGAGCCCGTTTTCGCTCAGGAAGATGACGCCCACTTCAAGCAGGCGCTTGCAGGTCTCGGCGAAGTCGTCAGGGCTGAAGACGATCGGGGACGGCCAGCGGGGTTCGGCGTGAAACCGCGCACCCAACTGGACCAGCCGAGGCAGATCATCCGCCGACGCCCGGCGGATCACCCGAGATGAGCCCACGCTTTGCGGCTGGCGATGTCAGAAATCATCGTCGTGGAAAGCCCGAACTCCGCGGCCAATTCGCGAAGCAGGGCGCCAGCAGCCCGGCGGCGGCGGATCTCGCGAACGTCCGCCTCGTCAACCTTGGCTTTCCAGTGCTTGGCTCCGTGAGGGACGGTGCCATGAAGCCACTTGTGGGCCGCGTTTTCTTTCGCCGTGACGTAGCTGAGGTTCGACAACCGATTGTCGCGCTTATTCCCGTTGAGGTGCGCACATTGAAGACCATCGGGTCGCGGCCCAAGGAACGCTTCGCCGACCAACCCATGAACTAGGCGGTACGTTTTTACCTTCCCTCGGATAAGCTCTACGGCCAAATAACCTGCCGTCACCGGGTGGATCGACCTGATTTTACCCGGGTACGCTTGTTGATAGGTGACGCCGCCCCTCGTTACCGTACGAATACGCGTGACTGACCGCACTCGACCCACGGTCGACACTTCGTAATGACCTTCCCAACCGCTTATTTCTTTCCAGATTTCGTCGTCAGGCATAGCGTGTACTATATCACCAACCACGCTCTACAGAAACTCAACGTCTGCGTATGCCTCTACAAATACTATCGCGCACGGATCACTAACGCGGAACCTGAACACCCGCTCGCGGCTCATCCCGCACGGCCCGAACTTCACCTGCGTTTTCGTCTCGCCGATGCGCCCGATCTTGCGCCAGATCTCGCCTGACCAGGTGCGTCCCTTGTCGTCGGAGAACTGCATCATCAACTGGGGATCGACCCCCTGCCCGACGCCGTCCTTGCCGATGCCCACGCTCATGTCCACGGTGACGGAGCTGAACCGGATGCGCCGGCCTTGGGCGGAAATCGTCGGGGTTTCGCGCAGCCTGACCAGCGGATCGCCCACCAGGTCGTGGTAGTTCCGGCTCTGGCTGTAGAGCCTGGCCGAGTCCCGGCCCGC